CTACTTTTCACACACTTTTTATCAATGTTAAAGGTATCCACTTTTTCTTCTTGTGGAACAATATTAATCACACATTTTGACTTCTTACCATATAGCGGTTCTGTACATCCCTTTTCTTTTTTAGATGATGAATTCTTACGTGTTTTACCTAATTTGGAAAACGTGAACAATTTAGGTTTGTCGCTATCCGTACACCTTGAACGGAAATGTTCATATCTTTCTCTCACATCACAAAAGGTCAAATTAGATTTCTTATGAAGCATTTTGTTTACCAACTCATGTAAGTTATAAATATATCGGGAAAATGAATCGCGATCTTTCATATCTGCCATAGTAAGGGGTAGTTGTTTAAAATTAGTTTTCAAATTTATGCGACAATATTTGCAAGGTAACACATATTTTAAACTATGTACAAAATTACGATAGTGTTGCTTATCTTCTGTAGTGGGGTGGACAGGATAATTAAAACTCATTGTGTGTAAATAATGCCACATAGGGCTCCCCCATACTGATGTTAACATGCCGTCACCAGAATTATACTCTTTCTTTGTGTATATTTTTTTTGTTTTTCTAGATGTTGTAGGTGAGCGACTAAACTTCCGAACTTTAGTGAGGGGGTTTGTTTTATTTTTACGCGTTTTGGTTTTGGTTTTAGTCATGCTATTATATTTGAAGAAATATATATTTCCCAAATTACTTATTATAAAAAATTGAAATAATTTGAATACTTTAACAGATATGCACCCTTAAAATGATTGAACAATATTATAATATTTCATATAAAATAGACATAGTTATACATAAAAAATATTTGGAAGACACTGAATCTGATGCGCTGTTACATATTGTTTTATCAGACCCAAAGCATATTAAACACGCATTAGTAACTAAAGCAGGACAACCTTCAAAAAAACGGAATGGAGCAATATATGGAGACCGAAATGAATACGTAATCACGTATAGAGGTCAAATTATAAAAAAACCAGTATATCCTTGGAATTCCGAATTCAAAGAACTTCGAAATAAAATAGCTGAAACCACCGAGCAGAAGTATAATACTTGTGCTTTACAAATTTATAATTCCGGTCAAGTTGGAATAAAACCACACAGAGATAAAGAAATGAATGCGGGTTCAAAAATATCGAGTATTTCACTAGGAGAAACGCGCATTATGAGATTTGAACGTAGTGGGTTTGAGGCAATCGATATTGTGCTAGATAAAGGTGACCTCTGCATAATCAATTATCCTACAAACAATTATTGGCTACATTCTATTCCAACTGATGATACAACACAATTGAGAGCTAGTTTGATATTTAGAAATTTCGACTAATGCAAACAAAGGAGTTTATGAATGGCTTGTGTAGAGTAACTATCTTTAGCAGTATAATTGGGTTCGGCATTGGTGTCATTGATATCGGTAAATTTACCGATAGTGACTTCCATTATTTTTTTGTAATAAATAACATCATTTGCATAATCACATTTATTAATCTCCACTAAAGTTCCATCATGTTTTCTAAATAACATCGCTACTATATTTATTGCTATACAATCTTTATTTCGTTTACTATATACTAATTTATTCTTATCAAATATATATAATATGAATATGAATAAACCAGTTCGTTTTACACCATCATCTTTAACTAATACTGGAGGAGCGGGAGATGGAATGATAGGTAGAATGAAAAATATGGCGTCGGGAATATCATACACTTATGTAGCCATTGCGCTCGTCATAGTTATTATCATCGTCATTATGTACTACATGTTTAAAAACCAACTTTCTTCTATGTTTGATACTGCATACAAACCAAACAGCGAACACATTATTAAGGATGGTATGAGCTCGTCGTCGGGACAAGATGTGGAATTGTTGTTTTTCTCTACAGATTGGTGTCCGCATTGCAAAACGGCAAAACCGGAATGGGAACAATTGGTATCAGAATATGATGGAAAAACTATTAATGGTAGAAAGGTAATATTTACTGATGTAAATTGCACAAATGAATCACCTGATGTTGATAGGATGATGGATCAATATCATATTGAAGGATTTCCTACTATTAAATTGTTGAAGGACGGACAAGTTATATCATATGATGCCAAACCTACAAAGGCGACATTGATTCAATTTTTGAATACTGCTGTTTAGAGTAATGCTGCAGTCACTTCTGCTTCTACTTCTAATGCTAATTTGCTGCGAGCCGTAGACACTGCGCAGTGTGTCACAATGAAATGGGTGAGTGATTGAACTCCGTAGTTACTGCGCAGCGCGAAGGCAAACGAAGGAGTTCAGCTGACATAATACTGCGAGCCAATAGAAATTCTTCTGCTGCTTTAATTCCGTTATCAAACAATTCCTGTCTAATTATTTGAGAAGATATAGCCGATTTAATAAAAGATAGGCTCATCGAAGCCGTTTTATAAATGACTTCATGTGGGATACTAATTTGTCTCCCTTCCGTGTCGACATTAAAGATCAATTTGTTAACGAAATTGATAATATAATCTAATATGGTTGATTCATTGTCGACTATATTATTTTCAGGGCGTTCATATTGATTTCTGAACCCAAGTATTTCATTCACGTCAGGATTCTGCTCTAAACAATAACTCAGTGGGTAATTTGTGGTGACGCCGCCATCCATATAACATTTGTCTCCTAGACACACGGGTGATATTATAATGGGTAGCGCACTAGACATATGTATAGCATGTAATAAAGATAACTCCGGATGTGTCTTGTATGATATATCTTCCACGACGAATTGATTGATTTCGAGTGTAAAAAAATGCAATTCTATTTTAGAATATTCATAAAACTCTTGCATGGTAATGTTCATTGAAATATCACGGGCTTTAAAAAATGGTTTGAAAAAGGTGACAAATACGTCGCTATCATACAATCCTTTTTTGGTATACGCCACAAAAAATTGATTAATCTGAAACGGGTAAGCTTCATGCCATGGTCGTTTTATAATATAGTCGGAAATAGCAGCCCAATCAAATTTCAAAGCCAATAAAACGGCTATAATAGCTCCAGCGGATGTGCCGTAAATTTTTTCCACATCTGTAATATTCCAATATGCATTTTGCTCTAAATGTTGTAATGCTCCCAATCCTTTAATTGCATTAGGTCCACCTCCAGATAGCACCAAATATTTTATAGTCATAGTCAATTACTTAATAATAATACAATTGTTTTAATTAGTTTTTTTCTATAAACCATATAAATGGCTAATATTTTTACATTAGAAAATGTCACAGACTTCAGTGAAAAGCTGAATATCGATGATTTATACGAAAAAAAGAAGCAATATGATTTAAGCAAATTAGCGCTCTATAACAAAATTTTAAATAGGATTCATGTGAGGATCAAAACAACCGCGAGACAAAAGATTGATGAGCAATATTGTTGGTTTGTTGTACCCGAAGTTATTATCGGCGTACCGAAATACGACAATGGCTTATGCATTGCCTATTTATTGGATAAATTAAAAGAGAATGGATTCAACGTCAAATATATTCACCCGAATACGTTGCTCATTGCATGGGCACACTGGGTTCCCTCTTATGTAAGAACAGAATTGAAAAAGAAAACAGGCATAGTAATCGACGAGTATGGAAAACAAATATCGCAAGAAGACGGCGATCAATTAAAATTAGAAAATGGTAATAACAACCCTCGAAATCTTGATGAAATGATGTTCAAATTAAAGGATCCAAACGGCTCATTGAATCTCTCCAAAAATCAATCGCTGCAGAATAAGAAATTCACTCCCATTAATTCGTATAAACCACAGGGTAATTTGATTTACGACGAGGATTTAATGAATAAATTGGAAGATAAATTCCTTTGATCGTTCTTTAAGTTACTTTGTCCATTTATTATATAATTCTGCAAATAAAAAGTCCAAAAGTATTCCAGAGTTTCAAAAATGGACAAATATAAATGTCCAATTTTAGAATTCTTAGAAAAGTCTTGGAAAAATGAAAAAAAAATAAGGGAGAGCATAAAATTTTCATGCTTTTTCATTTTGTTAGCATAAGAGAAATTTTTTGAAAAAAATAAAATTAAAAAATGATTTAGGAACTTTTTATGTCAGTATAATATATACTTACAATGACTGACAATCTAAGTTCCAAAAGTTCTTCGAATTATTGTTGTAAAATATGTGACTATACTACGTCTCGCAAAAGTCAATACGATAGACATAATTTGTCGGCTAAACATATAATACTGCATAACAAACTTACAAATATTACAGAAAATGTTACAGAAAATCTTCAAATATGTACATGTACTTGTGGAAAATCATATAAACATCGTCAAAGTTTATTTACGCACAAAAAAAAATGTTCTATATTAAATTCATTAACAGAAGAAATAGAAGAAATAGAAGAAGAATCCGCTTCAATAAAACAGCTAAAAGAAAAAGAGAAAGAAGGAACCACATTAAAAATGACGGATATAGAAAATGCAATTCCGAACATGGATATGAATTTAATATTTGCTTTTATGAAAGACACGCAAGAATTTAAACAAATAATATTAGAACAAAGCAAGATCATGGCAGAATTGGTGGAAAAAGTGGGCAACACGACCAACATCAATACTCAAAACAATCAAAACAATCAATTTAATTTGAATTTCTTTTTGAATGATACATGCAAGGGTGCGATGAATGTAAAAGATTTCATGAATTTTATCAACGTAGATTTGGAAGACATAGAATACATAGGAAAACACGGGTATGTGGCAGGCATTTCCAGGATCTTCGCCAAGAATCTAGCGAGACTAGGAAAATTCGAGAAACCAATTTGGGTAACGGACGAGAAGAGAGAGTCGATCATGTACAAAGAAGATGGAGAATGGAAGAAAGACGAAGATCATGTAAAAATGAATAGAATATCAGTAACAATAGAAAACAAATGCAGGAAAGCAATCACCTTATGGAGAGATGCTAACCCAGATTGGAATGAAACCGATAAGAAAGGACTATTTTATAGCAATATGAATGGATGCATATTTGGAGGTGAGCTAAAATCAAACATATTACATTATCCCCCCGATAAAGATCAAAAGGCAAAGATAGTGAGGAACATGCTCCAACATTTGAAGATTCCAAAAAAAACACAAAAAAATGAAATGATATAATATTTATATAGTATATGACGGATACGACAAAACAAAATAAAACAAAAAAAACAAAACCAAAACAAAACAAAACAAAAAAATGCAATCAGACATCACGTTTAGCATTCAATAGTTTTGAAGACGAATATGAAAATTCCCAAATATATAATTTAGATAAAGCAAACGCAAATATCGAAACGGCTTTAGTAAAACTATTTAAAACTCCGTTTACTCCATCAAAAATAACCGCTCAAGATGATTACTATACATACATTAATTACAGATGGTTAATGGAGACAAGTAAAAGTTCAGAAAAGTATTCAAAAAGTAAAAAATATTTCTCTCAGATTGACGACTTTAGGTTAAAACAAGACGAAGTGTATATTCAACTAATAGATATAGTAAAGGAATATATCAAAACAGACAAATCAAAAAAGGCAACGGCTATTAGTAATGTATACCATTCTTTATTATATTTAAATTCGTCATCTATAAATCGTCATGCAAATATTATGAGAGAATCAATACAACTATATATACATAATGATAATCTTTGGGAGTTTTTAGCTCATATTAATCACCAAGAAGTAGTATGCTGGGCATCACCTATATATTGGAAAGTGATACCTGATGAAAAAGATTCTACAAAATTCCGAAATAATATTGCGATACCTCAGTTATCGTTATATGATTACAAAATGTATAGCAAAACAAAAGACCCATCTGAAACGAAATCATATATAAGTTATAAAAATAAGGTAAAAAAAGAGTATTTCAGATTTATAAATAGAATATTTCAATCATTTTATGGAAAGGATCACGGATTTAAACCACAAGATGTTTTTGATGTAGAATGTGATATATTAGAGGCAATGAATTGTTATACCATTGCAAATGATGCGGAAAATGGATATAATGTTGTAAAGTCGGAAGAAGCGGAAGCAAAATATGGATTCAATTGGTCAACATTTGCCACATTTTTAGGATATAAAAAGGCCCCTGATTTTTTCATATGTGATAGTTTGAATTACTTAAAATGTATTTGTGAGTTATTAAAAGTTAACTGGAAAACACCAAAATGGCAGGCTTATTGGAATTTTATATATTTAAGACAAATGGCTCGATTTGATAAAGATGCCAGACACATTTATTTCGATTTTTTTGGTAAATTTTTAGCAGGTCAAAAAGAAATGTTTCCGTCAGATATATACCCTATATTTGGCCTATCTATTACATTTAACACATTTTTAACCGAAGAATACACAAAGCATAATTTTAACGAAAATCTTGTCAATTATGTGGAAAGAATGGGATATGATTTAATAAAAGTATACAAACGAATCATTAAAAGAAATACATGGTTGAGCCCCAAAACAAAAAAATATGCCTTGCAAAAATTGGAACATTTGAAACTGGATATTGGCTACCCGAAAAAAATGAGAGAGGATCCTTTATTAGATTATCAGTCAGATGATGCCTGGGGAAACATGCAAAAAATATCATGGTGGCGTAATAGCAAATATATAAGTTTAGAAGGAGAAGATGTTATTGACATACCATATGTTGACTGGCAATCATTCAAATTAGTCGGTCAACAATCATATATAGTGAATGCATTTTACACTCCAACATCTAATTCCATCTATATTCCGTTGGCCTATTTACAGAAACCTTTTATCGACATGGATGAAAGAGGAATTGAATATAATTTAGCTCATTTAGGCTTTACATTGGGTCACGAAATGTCCCATTGTTTAGATGATTTAGGAAGTCAGTATGATTATAAGGGAGATTTGCATGATTGGTGGACTCCAGAAGATAGAAAGAAATATCAGAGTATTATTAACGACATAGTTAAGCAATATGAGGAGTATGCAGCATATGATGGTATTAAATTCGATGCATCTATCGGAGTGGGAGAAGACATGGCAGATATTTCTGGTTTAGCAATATGCGAGGAATATTTAAGAGATTTTCAAGATAAAAATGAGGATATCGTACCCATTCGTTCATTATCATTTCAAGCTTTTTTTGTATATTATGCGGTTCAAGAGCGACAACATATTTATAGAGAGGCGTTATCCGCGCAACTTAAGACAAATCCCCATCCGTTGGATAAATATAGATGCAATGTTCCATTATCTCGTTTGGAATTATTTAGGAGTTTATACAATGTTAAAAAAGGAGATAAAATGTATTGGCATTCAACAAATACTATTTGGTAAAAATCTATTCGAACAAAAATACAAATAAAAATACAAATAAAAATACAAACAAAAATACAACCAAAAATACAACCAAAAATACAACCAACCATATAAAATATTTAGGAATTTTCTATTAAAAAAATATTTTTTTTGTTTGGTATATATATAAATGGCAAAACGATCTAGATCAGCACGTCGCTCCCGAACTCAGTCAAGAACCCGCTCTCTTAAGAGACAAATGGCTCGCACCCGCTCTGCTCAACGCTCTGCTCAACGCGCGGTGCAACGCTCTGCTCAACGCACCCGCAGTCTCCAACGTCAAATGCAACGTGCCCGTGCTTAAGCGTATAATTACTAAGTAATTATATTGCTAGTGCTGGATTGCATAGACAGATATTTTATATCATTGGGTAAATGATATGAAAACAAACAAACACCATATTCTACCGCCATCGTGGCTCGCAGTAGAATTACTTTTCCTCCACTAATGGATTATACAAGACTTCTGCAGCCCTTTTTAAAGATTCAATCTGATTCTGTGTAGTAACAAATATTTGCGCCTCCACAATAGCCTCATACAATTTAACTCCTTCCACGAAATCAGCCTCACATTTTAAATACAATTCAATAATAATATTTCTCGTCTCTTCTACGATGGATTGAAGCGAGATATCTGTGAGTTCAGGATTGACTTTTATCAACTCTACCTTGGTTTCGGGATCAACGACATAAACAAAAAGCCTATTTATGATGGTTAATAATTGCTGTTGTTTCTTATTCACCGATTTAATCATTTGTTTCAAATTGTTAGCATAATCAGCTAAAAGTGTATCATTATAAGTTCCACTGAAACTATTCTTTTGATCTACAAATTTTTTATCACAAATGGGTTGTTTGCTATAGTCCCGTAATTTAATATCACTAAATTTGGTAATGGTATCAGGCATTTCAATATTTCCTGAAAATTCGGAATAGAATCTTTTCAAATCCGAATGAAATTTTTCCTTGGTTGTATTAGACATGCCCTTGAATTTACCTGTTTTGTAGTCGTATTCGTCATCATAATATAAATCCATTAGTTCAGGAATTCCGGGCTCTTCTTCTAATGTTTTCAAGGTTCCATCTTTTTTAAGGTTGATAGAACAAACATCTGGTTGAATTTTTATAATTTCATCTTTATTTGAATCAGATAATTCATTGGGTTCATCGGGTTCCCCGATAGGTTTTTCTGCAGGAGTAGCAGTAGCGGGATCAGAGCCATCGCCACCCCACGTCATACCAGGTGTCGTTAATTCAGCCTCCACATTTTTCATCATACTCGCAGGTGTTTCCCCTTTCAATGCATTAATTCGGTTATCACATAAATTGAGCTTCAATACTTCCACTTTCGCCCATTTAGGGATGTTATCCTTTTCATATAAATTTTGTTTAATAACATTACCAAACATGTCTTTGTAAACATATTCAGGATTAATGGTAGTGACAATTGCAGAAAATAGATGAGCAATTTTAATATAAAATTTCGCAATTTTATTACAAACCGCCTCTTTTTTATGAATATCAGGAATATTCAAATGTTCTATATCCGTTTTTTTGAAAAAAATAATATTTTCAGGAGCTCCATTATCACCCATCCCCGATCCATTTTCAATCCTATGAGCTAAATGACTAAGCTCTAAATCAGTAAAATATTTATTAATAATGTTCGAAGTGAGAACAACCATTTTTTCACAATATTGTTTTTCATATAGTTTTCTTAAACTCTGAAAATCCATAGTTAATATGTAATGTGTAGCTATATAATCAAGCGTTTCACCCAATGGCAGATCTTTAGGAAGACCAGCAGCTACATTATTATTTGATTTCGTCGATGCCGTTGATATACTATTCCCCATATACCATTTATATATATAAAAAATTGAATTAAAAACCCATTATTTATATGAGAAGGATAGTATAAATGAGTAAAGAACAAAGTAAAAAACGAAAAGATAAATTAACAAATAAAACGGAATTATGGAGTGTATTTGATTCAGAAATATGTGACAAACCGAAAATCCCTTTAGAATGTATATATAGGGCTTGTGGTAATAGGGAAAAATGTGACCAATGTGCAGCATCATTAGCATTTTCAGACGAGGGTTTCTTAACATGTACAAATAATACTTGTGGAATCATATACAAGGATATAGTGGATCAATCAGCCGAATGGCGCTATTATGGGGCGGATGATAACCAGAATAGTGACCCAACTAGATGTGGAATGCCTATAAATCCGCTATTAAAGGAATCTTCTTTTGGTTGTAAAGTATTATGTATTGGTTCTACGTCATATGAGATGAGAAAGATTAGACGATACACCGAATGGCAATCTATGCCATACAAAGAGAAATCCCAATATGATGAATTTCAGCGAATCACTCTCATGTCACAAAATGCGGGAATGCCAAAACTTATTATAGATGATGCAGTCCGATATCATAAGAAAATATCGGAATACGAACTGACATTTCGAGGAGATAATCGAGATGGTATTTTAGCAGCATCTATTTATATTTCATGTAGAATAAATAATTACCCCAGAACAGCGAAGGAAATCGCGACTATATTTCATTTAGATGTTACTAGTGCTACAAAAGGATGCAAAAATGCTTTATCGATAGTTAATAATTTAGAGAAAGATATGGTGAATGCAGATAAGACGTCATTTTGTAAAACGAAACCGGAGGCTTTTATTGAGCGATATTGTAGTAAATTGAATATTAATAGTGAACTTACTCGTGTATGTCAATTTATAGCTATGAAAATAGAAAAAACGGAATTAATGCCGGAGAATACTCCACACTCAATTGCAGCGGGAGTAGTATATTTTATAGCACAAATATGTAAATTGAATATTAGCAAGAGAGATGTTAAAAATATAAGTGAGATTAGCGAGGTAACAATTAACAAATGCTTCAAAAAAATAGAAAAGCTGAAGGATGATTTGATTCCAGCAGTTATTTTGAAGAAATATTCGGCTTAGGAGCAAAAAAATAAAGCAATAAGGATAACGTATAAAGGAATAGTTCAATTTGTAAAAATAAAATAAAGGAAGTAAATAGAATGTCGCAACTACAACCACTAACGCAAACGCAACCCACTAAAATTCCAGCACGGGTGTTCATCGTTCCTTATAGAGATCGTGTTCATCATAAATTTTTTTTCTGTAATCAAATGAAATTTATATTAGAGGGACAAGATGACTATGAAATATATTTTGTACATCAAACAGATTCAAGGCCTTTTAATAGAGGTGCCATAAAAAATATAGGCTTTTTAGCAATGAAATCAAAATATCCAAACGACTATAAAAATATTACATTTATATTCAATGATGTGGATACCTTACCATTTCATAAAATATTTGATTATAAAACTACGCCCGGGGTAGTAAAACATTATTACGGGTTCGATACATCTTTAGGGGGGATAGTCGTTATAAAAGGAGGGGATTTTGAAAAAACAAACGGATATCCCAATTTTTGGGGATGGGGAATGGAGGATAGTGCACTACAAAGTAGGTGTGAAAATAATAACATACAAATAGACCGCAGTGTATTTTATCCAATTGGTAGTCCTGAAATACTTCAATTATTCGATGGAGTCTCTCGATTAGTATCTAGCAGAGATACCCAACGACTAAAAAATGATATTGGACAAGATGGTATTGCAACCATTCATTCTTTGAATTATACTATAGATGCAACTTCATTATGTCCTGATGATAATGTCTATGTAACTGATAATAAAAACACCTTTTATGTAAATGTAACCAGTTTTATGACGTTAGTGAGATATGAATTAGATAAATATCATGAATATGATTTGAGAGAACCGACTCGAAAAATATCACACCCAGATAGACAACAGACGAAATATGTGAATGTCAACAATGTGAAAAATAATGGATGGACAAATATACCATATATACCAACCGCATTAGAAAAGAGAGAAATGTTGAAAAATATGGCAGCGCAAAATAATGCACATGTACAGCAGCAGCAGCAGCATCGACCACAATATCAACAACATAATCAACATAATCAACAGAGAGTAATACAATCACATCTATTACAAGAGCAACATAACCCATATCAACAACGAAATTTGCGACCACCGCAACCGCATTTACGTAGACAAACGACATTGTCTCCAGATAGTCATATTAATGCATATGCAGCGGAATATGCACAACAAATAAATGTCAAACCTAAAGCTAACACCAGTGTAAATATTGGATTAGGTGGAGTTAGATAAGGAAAATGCATACACTATGAAGTGACGAAGAGAGTATCTAAGTTTTCGTGTAGTTGCTGTAGGAAAACGAAGGAGTTTAGATAGTTAGAATAAATTCTTTCGATATTATATAATAAACTATGAATTCAAAATATAGAAATAGAGGTGTATCTTTATTTAAAAAAAGATCGCAAAATAATACATGTTGTATAACCCCAGGCGTTGGTGGAACACCAATTACTTTTGGTACAACCGGATCAACCGCTTATAAAGGTTTAAGCAATATATATTTTAATGAAAAAACATTTCAAATAGAGCCTACTGATGTATCGAGTATTATTATAAGTTCTGGATTAAATATTGGTGTAGCTAGGAACTCATCTACATCAAAATATGATCACGTTGATACATTGTTATTTGATAGCAATTCTGGATTTAATATTATTCAACACGAAAATAAATCTATTACTATTGCTTCAAATGGTGCGGTTTCTCCGATTGGTGCGGGCCCGCCTCCAGATATATCATTTGGTACGCCGACCAGCACTTCAAGATATATTTATATACCTTGGACATATCCTGAACAAATTATAATAGGAGATACATATTTGCCGTATATTAACTCATTTACAGCTTATTATACCATACACGATATATCTACAAATATAATATTACGTGGTTCGGGATCAGACTATATTAAAGGACCTCCTAGCACTTCAAATCAACCACAAACATATATAACAGGTATAATTCTAACAAATGTGCCGTCTGAATCAAACGGGGTGACATGGATGCTCTTTCCTAATGAAGATACTAGCAGACGTTGTTATATTTATTATGAACCATTATTACACCTATTCTCAGGAGCTAATGCATCTGGCAGTATAACTGCATTTTATAGCAATTATTCTGGGTATGACAATGATTGTGTACAAACAATTGATGGGTTTAGTGCAGCGGGTGTACCAAGTATGTCTACTGATGCATCCTTTTCATATACTACTTTATCATTAAACACAAAAAATGTTGACATTTCTGTAAATGTAATTAATACAACGCCCTATACTAATACTAATAGTCCGTGGATAGATAAACTTGCTACATATACATCTACATATCAAATAGAAAAGTATAAATATACGTATGTGTCTAATGGTTCTACCATTAGATATGGAGGACCTGTAGCAGATACATTAAAAAATATCAGTGGAAATAATCAATCTCAAACTATTCATTATTTATATCCAGATATATCATATATGTTATACGAACAGGTTAGTAATAATTCATCACCTGATGCCAGTTATAGCTCTATATCAGGCGCCTTTTCATTCTATTCTCAGAGTTTACAAGTAAGAGCACTATGTTCAGAGCTAAAATTTCCAACATTGACACAATCGTTTAAATCATCATATTTAGTAACCGATACAAATAGACAAAATCTTAAATCAAATGTAGTATTTACAGATCAATCCGGTGATGTCAAGAGTGACCATTTTATATCTCCAATACACACACTTGGTACCAGAGGTAATCTAATATCCAACGGAACAACCTTATTAGATATTTCTTGTACTATAACTAAATCAGGGGATCCTACTCCTATTGATAGTGTAAGCATATCATACAAAGGGTTTCCTGCTATTATGCCAACGGCAACAACAGGACAAGGTATTTGTACTATTGAGACAGATGCTCTACCAGTAGATTCATATGCGGATTCTTTATCACAATATCAAGGGTTTTATTTAGAGACATCAAATAATATTATCACTTTACACACAAACTCGACGGCATTATTTTCAGCATCAAACCAATTAAATACGATTAAATTAGCGTATATTCGAAGAAATAATGTACTAAATACTACACATACAGATATATCATACTCTCCATACTCTTTTTACTACGATCCTTCTCCCTGTATTAATGCTTTACCGGTTTGGACAGATGTATCTTTTACTGCTGTTTTAAGGAGTAGTAACCCATCAATAACAGCAGCAAGACAAATTTGTGGGGTATATGTTTTGTCTGGTGCGGTAGGAGTAAATACTACTACTACCTTTATTAATTATGCTCTAGGAAGATATTTTTATAATAGTGGTAATATTATAACTTATAGCAATAATGGTGCTAATGTTTACGAAACATCTTTGGCTAATGTATCTCCTGCGATAAACCCAGCTACTGGTCATTTTTCTGAGACTACTACATTTAATACGAGTAACGCTTCCACTAGTGGTTATATATCGTATAATCCTAGTAGTAATACGTGGAGCAATTCATTTTATGTTGGTATTACTAACTATATTAATTGTTTAGGAAAAAGTCCAACAGAGATAGCACCCTCCTCCAAAAAAGTAACTTTTAATGGAATATGGGATCCCTTATCGATAAATGCTTTACAAGATTCATCAGCAATCCCTGTCGTCCCTGTCACTGGATCAAAAAATGGTTGTCGAGTAGAGACAGGTGTTTCGGATGCAACATGTCATTGGGCTACTACCATTGGTAGTTCAGGAGTAAATTTAATTATAACACCTTATCCTAATAATGCTTTGTTATCTGATAGTAGTAATATAGATTTGCAACTATCTAATGGAATTTATGCAACTAAATTGGGTAGCGTAGGAACAGGTTATTTGAATTATACGGATTCTTCGTATGTAAATCCTAGTATCTATAATGCGCCGTCTAATCCTGATTATAGTAGTATTCAAAATACTCATTATAGGTATGTCACATTTGCATGGATACTTCCACCAGGAACTAAAGCTGCTCCTCTTCAATATTCTAAGGTTGCATTTACTATAGATGGTCTTGTTGGAGATTCTATTAGCAATATAGATACTATACCCACAATAGGATCATCAAATGCAGAGTTTACCATGCAATATAGAATACAAAATGGCGATCCTGATAAGAAGGCTCCAAGTCAATCAAACAAGACTTCTGTTTGGATAAACGCTTTCCCTGGACCAACAACAAACACAATAGCAACAGCACCAGTCATAGTTAATCCCATTTATAATGGAAAGATAAATGGTGATGACACCGCTATACCTAATAGTTATGAATCAAATACACTAAAAGTATATTCATTAATTTCATCTGCTCCAACAACCACTACATCATCAGGAGTCGGTTCTTTTTATTTATATTGTAGAATTGGATTACCTATGTCAAGTAAAATAGGTTTTAAAACTATAATAGTATCATTTAGTTAAAGGTATGAAGGATTATGGAGGAAAACGGATGGCCATGAAGTGACCAGCAGTTTTGCTCATATCCGTTTTCCGATTATATTCCATAGCTTTAGTGAAGGAATATAATTTTTTTGATTATACTCCGGAACTTTAGTAAAGGATTATAATTATATTTATTGTAAAAAATATAATATAAAAAATATTATATAATGGTCGCTTTAACTGTTGACGAAAAACAGAACATTATAGACGATATGTTGTTAAAAAAATTTAAACAGACAGCTTTTACGTCGTCTCTTTTAGCTGCTGGGGGCGAGGCAGAAGGATCATCTGCTCTACAAATTCCTTCAAAAAATGTATGGGCGCAAAAAGTACCTGCCACTACTCCATTTAATCCAGCATTACTTGTATGGAATGCTGGTAACCAACTAGATTCTAGTGGCGAAAGAATTAATATTTACGACGGGTCGTCTAATACTTATATTTATACCAATACTAGTTCACCGATTACTAAAACATTACTTGGAGGACAAGGTAGAACTATTACTGGTAAATTTAACGCCATTGGACTTTATGGAAGTAAATATGTTCATTCATCTTGTCCATATGTAGCTTATTATGAATATGTCTCTTTATCATCAACAACTGCTTATGTTGCATATAGATATGCGAATACACGCACTGAAGGCTCAACCAACAACATTCCAAATACTGTTGGGAGCACAAACATATTGCAACCAGGTATTCCTAGCAATTATGATCCAGTGTTAAGTGGTTATAATGTTTATGTTTATGCAAATACGGCCACATCAAGTCCTACACTACTTCCATCTGTGTTGAAAGACGCGGCTGGTGATTATCCGTGGACTTATGATCCAACATCAGGTTATTTGACATTTACATCTACTAATGGCGTGAATGGTTCTACCCTTAATACAGCGGGTTGGGAACCATGTATCACATTTTGGAGATATGAAGGAAGTACACTCGAGACAAAATTGTCGAGTTTAGAGACAGCTATTGCTGCTGCTGCTGCTGGATCTGGATCTGGATCAGGATCTGGATCAGGTGTAAGTGTAGAATCTGACCCATTGTTTTACAAATATATAGTAAATCCTCCACTTGATGTATCATTTCAACCTCAAACCTGTGCGAGGACGGCTAGTCAAATTTTTATTCCATGGGATAAACCAGTACAAATATCCCTCGGGGCTATTCAGATAAATGCTCCTCTTATAACTGAAATTAATGCAGAATGGACAGCAAAGATTTCTGCCACAATTTCACCTGTAACTAAACCAATTTTATCAAAAAATACAACAATGATACCTTACTTAACAAGCTCGCCAAAAGTACCAAATACTAATTGTGTAACAGGAATAGTGTTAACTAATGTTGCTCAGACCCCTGCAATATCAGATCCATCAAATGTTCAATTTCCAAACGACGTCCCTGGCACGTTAAGAAGAGCTTTGGTAGTTTATGATCCTTCATTTGCATTGCTTGACCCTGCGGGATCTACATCCACAAATTTTGTATCTGTGTGGTATACTAATTATAATACTGACATTAGTGCTAATATACAAAAAAAAGGATTTGATATATTTATAACACCTGGTTATCCAACGCAACCAGGTCCACCTACTACATCCGGTCTATCTACCTATACCACTGCCGCCCCGACAACTAAATTTACACAGGGAACTCTTCCAACATATACAGATAATACTCTAGGTGCAGAAAACAACGCATTTCCACTTGCTAAATGGTATTTTAAATGGACTTCGGATGCGACTAATAGTATACGTTACAACGGAGGTCTTCCATCAGTAACATCCGATATATCTACTAATGTTATTCCTACTCCTACTACGTACACTTTATATCCTGATACAAGTTATTCATTAATACTACAAGTAGGTAATTCTTCTAGTAATAATAATACTACAAATTCAGGTACGAGTGGGCTAGTGGGATTGAGTGTGCCATCGGCTTCTTATACCTTCATATCACCATACTTGACCCCAAAAACTACATGGCCTTTAACACAACTATCATTATCATTCACTAATACACCAAATTCTACTTCTAATGTATCAATCGTATCTACTAAAGCTGCTGCTAGTGGTAATGTGTTTTTTGGAGCACCAACCGCTAATATGGTGGGTAGTATCTCTAATTTTGGCATTAATAATATTTATACTAGAGGAGTAAAGGATACTACTAATGATTTATTAAATATTGCATGCAGCATTACTGGCAGAGGTAGCGATACTACAAGTGTATCTTATAAGGGATTCGGTTCAACGCAACCAACATCAACAACATCAACTAATGGTAGTGTAGTATTTACTCCAGGAACAGCGGTAGATTCTTATATTTCTGCAACGTCTACTAGTGGATTTTATTTAGAAACAGGTACTGGTGGTACTATTACCTTAAAGTATAATGAAGGCACTACTAAATTATTTGATACATCCGGTAATGCAAACTCACTAACAACAGTGAATCTAGTTGTTACGCAGTATGGTAATGTTTCTGGGTTTGGGTCATCATACATAAACAATACATATACATACAATCCATATTCTTTTTACTACGATCTATCGCCCTGTACAAATGCTGCACCGGTTTGGACAGATGTAGCTTTTACTGCTGTTTTAAGAAATATTAACCCAACAATATCACCAACAATACAAATTTGTGGAGTAAATGTTTGCACTGGTTCAGTAGGAGTATCTACTACTACTACTTTTATTAATAATGCTCTAGGTAAATATTTTTATTATAGTGGTAGTAGTGGTATTATAACTTATAGCAATAATAGTATTAGTGTGAAGGAAACTACTATAGATAATGCAAGTGCTACGACAACCAATGGATATTTTGCTAATCCCACAATTTTTTCCAATATAGGTACCAACACTAGCGGCAAAATAATTTATAATCCTAGTACTACTGCGTGGAGTACTTCATTTTATGTGGCTATTACTAATTATATTAATTGTTTAGGAACAGGCTCTCCAACAGGGACACCCCCTGCAAGTATATCTTTTAATGGAATATGGGACCCATTGTCGATAACAAACGTTGCTACTAGTGCCAGTATCCCATTTACTCCATTAGTCGGGTGTCGAGTAGAGACAGGTGTTTCGGATGTAACATATCCTTCGACTACTACCATTGGTTCTTCAGGAGTAAGTTTAATTAATACAGCTTATCCTAATACTGAGTTGTTATCTGTGAGTGGTAATAGAGATTTGCAACTATGTAATGGAATTTATGCAACTCAAAAAGCTAGCGTAACAACAGGTTATTTGAATTATACATTGGCTTCATATCAAAATCCTAGCATATATACACAAAATACTGGTATTGATTATAGTAGTATTGAAAATAGAACTACTGGTTATAGATATGCCACATTTGCATGGATACTTCCTCCTGGAACTACTGCAGCCCCTTTGCAATATTCTAAAGTTGCATTTACTATAGATGGTATTATTATAGATGGTGTTTCTGGAACTATTAACAATGTAGATACTATACCCACAATAGGATCATCAAATGGATTGTTTACCATGCAATATAGAATACAAAATGGAGATCCTACTAAGAAGGCCCCCAGTCAAGGAAACCAGACTTCTGTTTGGATAAATGCCTTCCCAGGCTCTGGACTTACGCCAACCAGCGCAGCAGTCATAAGTGATCCCGCTTATAATGGGCAAATAAATGGAGATAATACTGCATTATTAAATGATAATTCTACGGCAGGTACATTAAAAGTATATTCATTGATTTCATCTGCTCCATCAACCACTACATCATCAGGTCCCGGTTCTTTTTATTTATATTGTAGAATTGGATTACCTATGGAGTGTAGTGTAGGGTTTAAATCTATAAAAGCATCATTTAGTTAAATTCGGTAACTTAATAAATCTCTTACCGCTTCCGGAGTTTAAGAACACTTCTTTTCGCTTTGCGAATAGAAGTATTCTACCATAATGGAGGATACTCCCGATTTACGTTTCAGAATACGATCAGAAAATGTAGATACTATGCAGCGGTGAGGCGACTCGAAGTTTGCTGTTTATATTGTCAAGGAAAATGTAGATGAGCAATACTCCATAGCTTTAGAGAAGGAGTATAAGTATATTTTAGTTATAATATATATATATATGTCTTGGCCGAATGGGAATCCTTCAGGAGCAGATATAGATAATATGTTATTTAAAAAATATCAACAAGTGCCATTTACTTCTATAAAGTTGACAGCATTATCTGAACAATCAGGGTCATCTGCATTAAAAATTATTTCAAAAAATGTATGGAGTGAAACTATTCCTAAAAGAGCCCCATTTATTACAACTACATCTAATATTCAATTAGGTTCAACCATTACAAAAACACCTCTAGGCGATTCGAATGGAATATATGGATATAAATATGTTGATTCAAGTTACCCCTATATTGTTTTCTATGAAAAGGTTAGGTTGATTGCTACAACTGCTAACCTTGCGTACAGATATATAGGTACAGATGCAAATAATGTAGATGAAAGCAATAATTTATTAACTTTAGGTATTCCAAGCAATTATGACCCTAACTATTCTAGTTATATGGTAAATGTACATGACATTGCTGGTAATTTACATTCATCTGATGACACCACATACCCATGGGTATATGATGGTACATCAGGATATTTAACATTTTTTCAACCAATTAATTTTATTCCGGTAATTTCATTTTGGAGATATGAAGGACACACACTTGAGTATACATTAAATAATATAGAAACTATTAGACCTCAAGGAGCACAAGGTGCACAAGGTGCACAAGGAACACAAGGTAGTAATGGAGTGCAAGGAGTGCAAGGAGACCAAGGAGACCAAGGAGTGCAAGGAGCAAAAGGAGACCAAGGAGCATTAGGAGCGCAAGGAGTGCAAGGAGTGCAAGGAGAAAAAGGAGTGCAAGGGGTACAAGGAAATACTGGTAGCACTGGTGCACAAGGGGTACAAGGAGTACTAGGAGCGCAAGGAGCAATAGGAACGCAAGGAGCAATAGGAGGACAGGGAGCAAAAGGAGTGCAAGGAGTGCAAGGAGAAAAAGGAGTGCAAGGGGTACAAGGAAATACTGGTAGCACTGGTGCACAAGGGATACAAGGAGTACTAGGAGCGCAAGGAGCAATAGGAGCGCAAGGAGCAAAAGGAGACCAAGGAGCATTAGGAGCGCAAGGAGTGCAAGGAGTGCAAGGAGAAAAAGGAGTGCAAGGGGTACAAGGAAATACTGGTAGCACTGG